ATCATTATTGTGATGACTCGGTGGTCTAAGCGGGATCTAACCGGTCAGATTCTTAAAAACTCCGACAAAGATGGCGTAGATCAGTGGGAAGTCATTGATTTTCCCGCAATTATGCCCAACGGGAACCCTTTGTGGCCCGGATTCTGGTCTAAAACGGCTCTAGAAGCCCTAAAAGCTGAACTTCCAGTTGCTAAATGGGAAGCGCAGTACCAACAAAACCCCACATCCGAAGAAGGCGCGATCATTAAGCGCGAACATTGGATGATTTGGGAGGAAAAAAGACCCCCTGAGTGCGAATACATCATTCAATCTTGGGATACTGCATTTGAAAAGAACAACCGTGCCGACTATTCCGCCTGTACCACATGGGGTGTCTTCCAACATCCCGATAAACACGGCAATCTAAAGGCCAACATCATTCTTTTGGATGCATTCAAAGAACGCATGGAGTTCCCTGATCTAAAACGCAAAGCTTTAGAGATATACCGAGAATATGAACCTGACACTTTGATCGTTGAGAAGCGGGCAGCAGGCGCTCCGTTGATCTACGAGATGAGAAAGATGGGAATTCCGGTCGCGGAGTATACGCCGGGCAAAGGAAACGATAAGATATCGCGTGTAAACGCTATCTCTGCTTTGTTTGAATCAAGCATGGTGTGGTGTCCTGATACCCGATGGGCTGAAGAAGTCATGGATGAATTAGCTTCTTTTCCCAACGGCGATCATGACGACCTTGTTGACTCAAGCAGTCAGGCTTTGATGCGATTTCGCTTGGGAGGTTTTATCTCCATCGATTCTGATGAAGAAGATGAACCTTTTTACACCCGTAGAAAAGTAGAGTACTACTAAGGAACAATATGAGCATTGAAAAGTCCCTAAGCCAAGCCCCAATGGGCCTGCAAGACATCGAGCTTGATGAAACACCCGCAGTTGAAATTGAAATTGTCAATCCAGAGGGTGTCAAGATTGGTATTGACGGCATGGAGATTGACCTCATGCCGGAAGATGATGAAGAAGGCTTTGGCGACAACCTAGCCGAATACATCGACGAAAGTGAGCTTCAAAAGATTGCCAGCGATTTGATTGGTTTGGTGGATCAGGACATCAACTCCCGTAAAGATTGGGTGGAGATGTATGTCAAAGGTCTAGATGTTTTGGGAATGAAGTATGAAGAACGAACAGAACCTTGGCTCGGAGCCTGTGGAGTTTTTTCTACAGTACTTACTGAAGCGGCGGTCAGGTTTCAAAGTGAAACGATTATTGAGACTTTCCCGGCTGCTGGCCCTGTCAAAACGGAAATCATTGGCGCAATTGATAAGCTTAAGGAAGAGGCTGCCGAGAGGGTAAGAGAAGACATGAACTACCGGCTCACGGAAGGTATGCCTGAATACCGTCCTGAGCATGAACGCCTCCTGTATTCCTTAGGTCTAGCTGGTGCTGCATTCAAGAAAATTTATTATGATCCCACAATGGGACGGCAGGCTGCGATGTTCATCCCTGCCGAAGATGTCATTATTCCCTACGGCGCTTCTAGCGCCATGACCTCTGAGCGTGTGACTCACATCATGCGCAAGACAAAGAACGACATCAAGAAGCTTCAAGTCTCTGAGTTTTACTTGGACAAAGAGCTTGGCGAACCGCTTCAGTTCTACACGGACGTAGAAAAGAAAAAAGCCGAAGATCAAGGCTACAGCATCACAGATGATGACCGCTACCAGATCTATGAGATCCACGTAGATTACGACCTTCCGGGCTATGAAGACGAAGATGGCATCGCCCTTCCCTACGTCATTACCCTAGAGCGTGGCACGACAGAGATTCTTGCCATCCGCCGTAATTGGGAAGAGGATGATAAACATAAACTCAAGCGCCAGCACTTTGTGCAGTACACATATGTACCCGGCTTTGGAGCTTATGGCTTAGGTCTAATCCACCTGATCGGTGGTTATGCCCGTGCAGGTACATCAATCATTCGTCAACTCGTAGATGCTGGAACCTTGAGCAATCTGCCCGGAGGTTTGAAGACCCGAGGTCTGCGTATTAAGGGAGATGACACTCCCATCCAGCCGGGTGAGTTCCGTGATGTGGACGTGCCTAGCGGCTCAGTCAAAGAGAACATTATGGCTCTGCCATACAAGGAACCATCACAGGTTCTTTTGGCTCTGTTGAATCAGATCACAGACGAAGGCAGAAGACTTGGCTCAATCGCAGATATGAACATCAGCGATATGTCTGCCAACGCCCCCGTAGGTACAACTTTAGCATTACTTGAGCGTCAGTTGAAGACCATGAGCGCAGTACAAGCTCGTGTTCATTATTCAATGAAGCAAGAGTTTAAACTGCTCAAAGCAATCATCCGTGACTACATGCCGGAAGATTATGACTACGTGCCTGTGTTTGGTACGCCACAAGCCAAGCAAGCAGACTACGACATGGTGGATGTGATCCCTGTGTCTGATCCTAATTCTGCGACAATGGCTCAAAGGATCATGCAGTACCAAGCAGTCATTCAGTTGGCTCAGGGTGCTCCACAGATCTACAACCTGCCTTTGCTGCACCGCCAGATGATTGAGGTGTTGGGTGTCAAGAACGCAGAGAAACTTGTACCGGTAGATGACGATCTAACGCCGCGTGATCCAATCAGCGAGAACATGGCATTCTTGACCGGCAAGCCTACTAAAGCATTCATTTACCAAGATCACGATGCTCACATTGCTGTACATACATCAATGATGCAAGATCCTATGGTGATGGGTCAGATGGGTCAAAACCCAATGGCTCAACAGATGCAGGCTGCAATCATGGCTCACGTAGCTGAACACATAGCATTTCAGTACAGAACAAAGATTGAGCAACGCCTTGGCGCTACTCTGCCTATGCCAAACATTGAGATGCCCGAGGATGTGGAAGTTCAGTTGTCTAAGCTGGTTGCTCAAGCGGCAAAACAGTTGCTGGACATCAACAAGAACCAAGCAGCCCAACAAGCCGCTCAACAGCAGATGCAAGACCCTGTTGTACAAATGCAACAAGCCGAATTGCAAATCAAGCAACAAGATGCTCAAACCAAAGCGCAGAAAGTTCAAGGCGACTTGGCTATCAAGCAGGCAGAGCTTCAACTCAAAATGGCGCAGATGCAGGTACAGCAAGGAGAAGATCCTGCCGTAGCTGCACAAAAAGCGCAGCAAGAGATTGCAATTGATGCCATGAAGAAGCAGGCAGAAATGCGTATGTCTGAACAGCAACACCAGCAACAGTTGGAGCACAACCAACAGACGCAGGACTTGCAGGCTAAACAACAACTTTTACAGATGATGTTGAACGCAAAAAATACCGGAGGTAAATGATGAACCAACTTCTTGATGCTTTAAACAAAAGACTTGATGAACACGTCAAGGAGTTGGTAACTGTTGTAAGTGATGGTGGTGCGAAATCCCACGATCACTACAAAGAACTGTGCGGGACAATCCGAGGTCTGCAAACCGCGCAGTATGAACTTGCTGACCTTGTGCGTAAAACGAAAGACTATGACGATGACTGAATTTGATGTCAGTGCGGTGGATCTGAGCGGGGTGCTTAATACCTCCGCAGAAGAGAAAGCCAAACAAGTGCCCGATCCGGCCACTTACCACATTCTTTGTATGCTTCCCAAAGCAGAAGATGAATACAGCGAAACAGGGATCCTTAAATCTGCAACTGCAATTCTTCACGAGGAGCTTCTTTCCCCCGTGTTATTTGTAGCCAAGATTGGCCCTGATGCGTTTAAAGACGCAACCCGATTTCCTTCTGGCCCGTCCTGTAAAGTTGGAGACTTTGTGTTAGTGCGTCCTAACACAGGAACCCGCATGAAGATTCATGGCACTGAGTGGAGACTCATTAATGACGACTCTATTCAAGCTGTTGTGCAAGACCCTCGTGGTATCCAACGTCCACACTAAGGAGAAATTATGGCTGAAATTGAAAAAACAGAATTTGAATTTCCTGATGAAAAGGAAGAGAACCTCCGTAAAGGTGGAAAAGTTGTAACCCCAGAGGAAGACGAAAAGCCTGAAATTGAGGTTGTAGACGATACCCCGGAAGAGGATCGTTACCGTACCCCAATGAAGGAAGCTCCTCAAGATCCTACAGAAGAAGAGTTAGCAACCTACTCTGAAAGCGTCAAGAATAGGTTTAAACACTTCACTAAGGGGTATCACGAAGAACGCAGAGCTAAAGAGTCTGCCGAACGTGAAAAAGAAGAGGCTCTTCGCCTTGCTCAGGCAATGTTTGAAGAGAACAAAAAGCTTAAAGGCTCCGTCAATCAAGGGCAAACTGTCCTCTTGGAACAAGCCAAGAAGGTCATTAACAAAGAAATTGAGGAAGCTAAACGGCTATACAAAGAAGCTTACGAGTCTGGGGATGCTGATAAGTTGCTGGATGCTCAGGAAGCACTCACTACTGCCAGAATCCGCGCAGATAAAGTAAATAATTTTAAACCCGCCCCTTTACAAGAGGAAGAAACTCCTGTACAAATAGCACCACAACCTCAACAGGCAGCGCCCGTTGACGAAAAACTACTAGCGTGGCAAGACCAAAATCAGTGGTTTGGAAGCAACAAACGCATGACTTCATATGCTTTAGGGCTACATGAGGAACTTGTTGAGAATGGTATCCGCGTAGGCAGTGACGAATACTACCGTCGTATAGACACTGACATACGAGAAAGATTCCCCGACCAAGTTGGAGCCGGAGAATCCGCTGATGCGAAAACTCAGCGAACCAAGTCCAATGTTGTTTCACCGGCTACCCGTAGTACAGCGCCAAAGAAAATCGTACTTACGCAGACGCAAGTGAATCTCGCCAAGCGGTTGGGAGTTCCGTTGGAACTGTACGCCCGTAAGGTTGCTGAAGAAATGAGGAAATAATTATGGAAAAATCTGCACGTCCTAGTCGTGATCTATCTACCCGCGAAGTAGCGGAACGTCCAAAACAATGGATGCCTCCTAAACTTCTTCCCGATCCAATCGCGGAAGAGGGCTACAAATATCGGTGGATTCGTATTGCTACACAAGGTAAAGACGATGGAACCAATTATTCTTCTAAGCTTGCCGAGGGTTGGGAACCCGTTAGAGCTTCTGATCATCCCGAGATTCGTTTGTTTAACTCTGCTGCGGC